TTGTTATGGTTTTATCTGTATCATTTATAATGTAATGATCAACATAACCCTTCAAGCCAAACTTATACTTATTTAGATCACATTGAATATATTCTTCTGAATATGTTTTGATAGGATCTAGCTCAAAGTCAGTTTGGTTGACATGTAAAAGATCCATCACTTTACTGTTAGATTTAATTATATCTACTTTAGACTTACATCTGTCTAAAGTAATTTCATCAATAACATCAACAAGTTCATTGTTTAAGAACTCCCAATAAGCTTTATTATCCTCAGTTTTAATCTTTGAAATCCTTTGTTCATTAGTTTTAAGAGACTGATATAAGTTCATATCCTTCAGTGAATTTAGGATGACAAAGTCTTTAACTTTATCTAGATCTTTTTCATCAGTGTGTAAAGTCATATCCCTCATAACTTTTCTTACACTATCAGAAGGTGTTTTACCAGGTACAATCTTGAATTTATTTTTAACCTCATCGGGTTCAAATAGAAGGCAGTGTACTAACTTACCTTCTATCAAATGTTTATCTGTTGCTATTTCTCTATCTCCTTCAATATAATCTTTGTAGAAAAGCTTGGGTGAGAACAGCAATTTGTTTATTGATGAGTAGCTAAAGTGTTTATAGTTTTTGTAGAACTCATCTAGTTTATCATTTGACATTAATACATTCTTTTATTAGCGGTCTTAGCATATCATGAACAGCTTGATATCCATATTCTTTTATTGAATCAGATAAGTCTTTTGCCATGGGTAATGTTACACCATTAATCCCATAGGCTTCCTTATACTTATTCATTGCTTTAAGACCGGCCTTGTCATTATCAAATAGAGTAATGATATATTCATACTTACTTTGTAAGTTTAAGATCACATGTGGTTTGATCATTGTATTCTCGCTATCAGGTGCTATTACCTCTAGACTATACTTAAATCCTTTTAGACACATTGCATCTTTTAGTGATGAGCATATAACAAGAAGTCTTTGATTGTATTGTAACTGGTCCAGTCCCTGGATATAATTACTAATCTTATGAAACTTATGTCTTGTCTTATGCGGTTGATATATTTTGAAGCACTCATCAGCTTTATTATAATAGCCATAGATAGCTTCACCTTCTATTTTTAGATTGCTTATAGTTCCGTTATCATCCTTAGTCATATTGTAATACTCAATAGGATATACATTAAAGTATGTAAGAGTCTTCTTACCAATCCTATATTGCATCCAATAGTTAGCATCAGTCTTTGACCAATCTCTTTTCTGGATATAACTTATTTCCCATTTAGCTGCAGGCTTGACATTACTATTTATAGTACCACCTGATTTAATAAACTTATTATAGTCAGCAATAAGTTTAGTTACAGCATCTGAGAAGTTTAACTTAAACAACTCTTGTACAAGGTTTATCTTGTTACCATATTTTCCCGTTGAAAAATCTTTAAAGTAATATTCTCTCTTTTGTTTGTTGACATATATGCACATGCTTGGTACAGAGTCACCAAGATTCCAAATAGATTTTATCTTGACATCTTGGCCGGTTAAAGGCTCCGTGTTAAGATAGTATTGGAATGCCCAAAAGGATGGTACATCACTTATAGAAAAGATTATTTTTTTAGTGGATAACATAATAAAAAAAGGCCAGGGAACTTAATCCCTGACCATGCTTCACTAAATTAAAATATGTCAAAATCATCTGCCATACTTGTACTTTCTGCAGGAGCAGAAGCTTTCTTCTTTAATCTTTTAATGTGATTATCAGAATTGAACTTCAACAATCTAGAAGTTTCTACTTCTAGACTTTCCAAAGGAACTCCATCCTTAGATAGTCTTGGTAAATACAAATCAAGATTTACATATCCATCTTTGTTTTCCCATTCTCTACCACCAACGCATGCATTAATATATGTACCAGAATTGGAAAATATTTTTCTACATGCTTTCATAAATTCAAATATATCTTCAGCTTCAATCATGTCAAGCTGATCACGGACACCAAGCGTTTCTGCTAGGAATACCATAGCTTTTAACACTTCATTGTCTCTTGATATCTCAATACCAGATGGTAAGGTTGTATCTTTATATGCATAAGGTGAGAATCTGATTCTACCTACCTGACCTTTATAACGCGGTCCATTCTTATCATTAGGATCCACATAAAAACCCTGGAAGTCTCCACCAATAGGTTCAGACTCTACATGTAGTTTGATATCATAAGCATCCTTATCATAAGGTGTTTGATCAAACGTTACATCATTGATTTTAAATACTTGGTTACCTGAAGAAATAACAGGACCAACTTTTCCACCACCAGCTTTCATGTTTTTTGTGTTCAACATAATCTTTTCTTTTAAATTTTTAATTAATCATTTTCATATTCTACAATGCTGTCTCTTACAACTTGTAGATCATTTGGTATATACTTCTCCGCAAACATGTCCATTGGAGATTTACATGTATCAAAGCCAGTACTGTTGGTTTGAAATACATATTTTATATTGTCATCTTCGTCAGTAATAATTTTACCAAAGAGAACTATGGTAAACAATCCTTCTAAAGTTAAAGAATTATCTATCATTTTTCCAACTGTTTTAGCCTTAAGTTTTTTAACACCATTGACATCAACTTCTTCAGCGTGTGTTAGAAAATATACTTGCAAGTCATCTCTCAGCTCTTTTGGCTTTCTTGCAACAGTAGCTATATTAGTAGCAATATCAGTGAATTTATCATAGCCTTTTTCTTTACTTCTGTCAAAGTATTCAAAGCCTGCCATGTATTGCCAGTCATCAATAACAACTGTTTTTATGTGTGGCATATTCTTATCCACATGATTTAATGCTTTAATAATACCCGCTGCTGAGCTTGTATTTGTCATGTTACCTTTAGGGTTTTCCTTACTGATAACTTGATACTTTTTTTTCCACCCTTTAAACGGTAAAGCTTTGTTTGCTATATTGATTATAAATGTCTCTTCATGATTTAGATTTCTTATAGAAGTAGACTTACCAGATCCTGAATCTGCAACAATTAAAATTCCTTGTGCCATTTAGATACTTTTAAATTTTTTCAATAAACCAAGTTTAAGTTGAATATTATTATAATAAGCTATGAGTGTATAGTCAGGTTTATCCTTTTCTATTTCTAGCTTTACACTGCGTGATAACATACCAACTAAGATATTTATATCTTGATTTGAAAGTTCCATTTGTCTTCCGTTTGTTGGTGTCATTATCTTCCCAATTTTCTTTTAATACCTTCTAATGTGTAATGTATATCTTCAAGTACATTAATAAGTTTATCCATTTGTGAACCAAACTTATCATCTTTTTGAATCGGATCAGTAGTGAGAGAAACCGGATTAGCAATATTTTGTGAAGGATTTCTATTTACTCTACTGCTTGCCGTGTTAATAACTATAAGCTCATTTACTGGAATGAAATGTCTAGCATGTCCTGAGTTAGATACTATCACTTCATATTCATCTTTCCAAAAAGGATTATGTGGTACCTTATACAAAGTTCTTTTAGGATCTTCAGACACATAGTCTATTGATACAAACTCTGTGAAGATATCACATTCATTTTCCAACTCACTTGGAAAGAAACTAATATATAATTCATCTTTTCCTTGTGGCCTATATGCCATCTTAGGAATGAATAGTGCATCTGATATACCTATCTTATCAAAGTATGGTTGATGCTCTTGTCTTAAGTTTTGCACACGCTCTTTTCTTTCAGCAGGTGTGACATTCTTTTTACTACTAATCATGCTCTATGTTTTTCTGGTGTTTGCATTTCTGATACTTTCATTTGTTCAAATTCTGCTCTAAAGAAACTCATTCTTGCGTCACCATTACGTGCTTTAAGGAAATGAAATACTAATGTTCTATCATCATCTATAATGTATCTATCAGGACCATAGTATCTGATCTTTTGTTTAGCCGGTCTGTTAACTCCAACTACCATATCAGCATGTTGTAACATCGCATCTGATCCAAAGATATCTGATTCAAGAATATAGTTTCCATATTTACCATTGACTGCACGGTCAGGGTTATCAATGTTTCTATTTAATTGTGATAATGCTATAAACAAACAAGGGTAATCTCTTTTAGTCTGTGTAAAGAACTCACCTAATTCAAATAACATATCTTGTCTGCTATTCTGATATGGTGCTTTCTTTACTAAGATTGTATGATCCAAAGTAATGATAGTCTTTGTTCCCTTGTTAGCTTCCATGTACATATCAACTTGCTCACGCATTTGATTGACTGTCATAGGCGTACTTACTATATCTATTGGATACTGAACTTTTTGCTTAGCATAGCTGTGACATTTGTTCAGTATATCCATTCTTAGTTTGCTACCTGCACTGCATAACTCTTTATAAGTTTTGCCGGTGATAGCACTAAACTCTCTAATGGCTGATGTTCTACCAACCATTTCAAACTGAAATTCTAATACTCTAAAGTCTTCATCAGGATTTAAAACAAAAGACTCACGTATGATCTGATCTTTAATTAATGTCTTACCAGACCCCGGACGACCACCAATTATTGTAAGAGTATTCCATTCTAATCCGTCAGTTGCTGCATCATTAAATTTATGCCATGGTGTATAGATAGACTTCTCAGTTCCATCCATACGGTTCTTCATATATATCAGAGCCTCTTTAAAAGAGTTGTTCTGCGGAAACCATGTCTTATTTTTCATACAACATTATCTGAGAAGTGATCATCATCTCTTTCAAATCCATCACGTATCATGTCACAATAATCAGCAAGCTCAGAGTGTTTGACTTTATGCTTATCCTGTTTACTAATAAAGTATTGACTTGTTTTCATATACATATAATCATTATTTCTATACTCATCTACATATAACTTTGTAGCTTTTAATACTTCATCCCAAGCATAATCATAATTGTTGAAGAACCATCTGAAGTTTTCTGCTAATGTTTTAACATTAGACCTGGCAGGCTTACCACTTGGTAACTTCTTAGCCGGAAAAGTTTCTCTATACTTTTCTATATTCTGTTTATAATCTGCACCCATAAGATCTGTATCAGTCTTACTTTGCATCTTTTTATAATACATCAGTACTGATTTTAAAACAGACTTACCTTTATCAGTTAATGATGCGTACTGATCACCTGTTTTTGTATCAGTATAAGATTTCATATATCCACCATGCATTAAGTAATGCGTATCAATATCCGTTATTTCTTTTGGTGATACTTTTTCCTTAAGTGCAAGTAGTATATAGAATTGATTTGGTGTGATACCCTTAGATGATATCTTGTTAAATAACTCCCACATATAGATTAATTTTAGCCATTAAA